GTACGGTGTACTCTACGAAAGACCCTATTGAATGATAATTGACTACACGATACTTGCGCTCGCGGTTTTCCGCTTGACACGACTTGTCACAACAGACGTGATCTTTAATCCCGTCCGTGAGAAGATTTGGAAAAAGTCTCCGCCACATAAGAATGGAGTCGGGTACTTAATTACCTGCGATTGGTGCACAAGTATTTGGACATCATCACTGGTATTTACCATGTATAAAATTGCAACCGAGCCCACGATATTTGTTTGTAGCATTCTTGCTCTTGCAGGTGTTGCTGGACTCATTAGCCGCGTTGGGTAGTTACATAAATGTGTGATTTAGTCAACTCCGTTATCAAAGACACTAGGAGAATGTAGTGGGCGTATTCCGCCGAGAGCAAATCACACCGACACGCCGTACAGCAACACCGCCGTCACGTGTCACCCAGACGGTACTTCCGGCTGGTTATTCATTTGCGGAATCAGCACCGTACTCAACTCCTCGTGCTTTGACCGCGGCAGCCGCCCAGGTTCGTATGAACGACAAGGGCGAAGCGGAATACTTTAAGAATCGTCGCCAGTCTACGTCAAGCGCGTGGCAAGGCGAAGCTTGGGAGTATTACGACGCTATTGGTGAAATTAAGTATGCCTTCAGCCTTGTTGCTAGTGTTGTTTCTCGTATTCGTTTATATGCAGCAGTCGTTGATAACCCTGCCGAGACCCCCGTCTCTGTGCGTTCCGCAAGTAACATCGAAGAACGGCTTGCACATGCCGCAGAAAGGGCTCTAGCACGTCTTGACTCCGCTTATGGTGGTCAGGCTGGTTTGTTAAGAGATGCCGCTCTGAACCTCTCAGTAACAGGTGAATGTTACCTAGTGCAGATGCCAGCACGAGCCGGGTCTGGTATTGCAGAGTCATGGGACATCCGCTCTGTAGATGAAGTTCAAATTGACTCTAAGAATAACTATGGCATTGTTCCCCGCCGTGACTTTATGCCAGGGAATAACGCTGGCGTGTCAAGCAGTAGTAAGGCAAGCAAAGGCGTTATCCCTCTTCCCAATAACGCATTTGTTGGTCGTATTTGGCGTGCACACCCTAGATTCTCTGACGAAGCTGATTCGTCACTTCGTGGTTTGCTTGACCTTTGCGCTGAACTGTTGTTGCTCAACAGAACATTCCGTGCAACGGCGCGTTCCCGTCTGAACGCTGGCGCGCTCTATCTGCCTGACGGACTCAGCGTTGCTGCGTCTCCAGATCCAAACTATCCTTACGATGACGAAACAGATCTCGATCCTGGCTTTACTCCCGAGGAAGCAGCGGACGAGTTTGAAGATCAACTCATCGATGCGATGACTACGCCAATTCGTGACGAAGACTCCGCCTCGGCAGTTGTTCCTCTGATCATTCGTGGACCCGCTGAACTTGGTGACAAGATTAAGCAGTTTAAGTTTGAGCGTAGCTTTGACCCTGCACTTGCCCAGCGTGCTGACCGCGTTCTTGAGCGTATTCTCCAGGGACTCGATGTTCCTAAGGACATCATTACCGGTCTTGCAAACGTGAAGTATTCTAATGCAATGCAAATTGACGAGTCTCTCTACAAGGCACACATCGAGCCTTTGATGCTTCTCATTGCAGACGCACTTACGGTTGTCTACTTGCGCCCATATCTTATCGCAAACGGCTTCCCTGAAGCAGATGTACAGCGCATTGTTATCTGGTTCGACCCATCACAAGTTGCAACTCGTAATGACCGTGCTGCTGATGCCGAGGCTGGCTTCCAGAAGATGGCAGTTAGCTTCGATACATGGCGTCGTACACACGGATTTAGCGAAGCCGACGCTCCAAGCCCAGACGAAGTTGCACTTCGTATGATTATGGAAAAGGGCGCGATTAGCCCTGAGCTGACAGAAGCAGTGATTGGCGCAATTGCGCCTGATCTTATGAATACTACAAAGGCAGCAGCTCAAGCTAATAGCGTAGCACCAATGCCGCCTGAGCTTACTCAAATGCTACAGGGAGGTCCTCCTCCAGCAGCACCAGCACCAGCACCAGCGCCGACAGCGGCACCAGGGGCAGTGGCAGAGGCTGAACAGGCCCCACCAGGTTTAGTAGAACCACCGACAGCGCCTCCGGCGTAACCGATATAAAGGATAAGAAACATGAACAGAAATATGATGGTCATGGTTGACAGCGAAGGCGCAAAGCAAGATGTTGTCGACTGTCTCGCAGACACGCTTGGCAACTCAGTTGTCATCGCGTTTAAGGCACAAGGGCATCATTGGAATGTCAAAGGAATTCACTTTAGCCAGTTCCATGACTTTTTTGCAATGCTTTACCAAAGCTACGCATCGATGTGGGATCCTCTCGCAGAAAATATTCAAAAGCTTGGAGTAAATGCACCATTCCGTCTTGTAGAATTTGCCCGCTTAACAAGCGTGGAAGACGTTGAAGTTGGTAATGACCCGATTGCCATGCTTATCGACTTGTTGACTGCAAACTCTTTGTTGATTAAATCTGTTAATGACTGTTTCAGAGCAGCGTCTAGCGCAGACGAGCAGGGTATCGCTGACGATATGGCAGCATTTGATTCACAATTAAAAAAGTGGGACTGGCAGATTAAGTCATACCTCACTACTATGGGCGCTGAAATCGCGCAATAGTAATGGCAGACTTAAGAGCAAAGAGAGCTGCTGACGCGTTGATCGCGGCAATAGTAATCCCTGAAGAAAGAGAACTCGCCGAAGCCTTGGTCAGCATTACCAAGAAGTACGGCAAGTTTAATGAAGACGATACTGGCGTATGGGCAGGATACACTCCTGCCGCTGAAAATGATATTGCTAACATTGGAGTAAACTGCGCTAACTGCATGCTTTACGAAGGTGGAAATACTTGTGCCATTCTTGCAACAGCAGTTGAGCCAATGGGCAAGTGTAGATTTGCTCTTATCCCAGACGGTGTAGTAACCGCAGCTGGTTCAAAGCCTGCTCCTAAGAAAGATCGTATCTACGGCTCGAAGAAAAATAAGCCAGGATCTGCTGCTGGCGGAAAGACAATTGTTTTCTCAGACAAGGTCGAAACTGCGCTGCGGAACAAGGTAAAAGAACATAACGAAAAAGCTACGGCTGGTCGTAAAGTTTCTCTTGGAATGTTAAAGGCAGTGTATCGCCGAGGCGCTGGTGCGTTTTCAAGTTCCCACCGGCCTGGCAAGACTCGTGATCAATGGGCAATGGCTCGTGTTAATGCGTTTCTCCGTTTGGTTAGTTCTGGAAAGCCAGCGAATGCAAACTACAAGCAAGACAATGACTTGCTGCCTAAGGAGCATCCAAGGTCGACTAAAGAAGCTTCTATTACCGCTGGCGCGATTGCACGTAGTGAACTTACGATTGAATTGCACAATGAAGAAGACTATGTGACTCCAGAACACGCGCTTGTAGCATTTGCTGAGTTCTCCGGTCTTGGCTATGAAGTTATCCCAGCGTTCCGTGCCGCATGGATTCGTGCAGTAGAAAACGAAGAAGAGCCATTCAATAGAGCAAAAGAACTAGCAATTAATCTTTACTCTAGTAGAGACGCAGATCTTCTCCCAAAATAGCAACGGCCTTAGCGGGCCGTACTAATTCGCATAGCACATTTGCTTTTAGCCCTGACAGCGCTTGGCGTTCTGCTAAAGCCAAACTACAACGCCGTGACCGCTACGGTAAGTTCGCTGAAATGGGCGGCGGATTTTCATTTAGTCTAAAACTTGGCGATAGCTCGATGCGTAAGGTATCTGGCAAAATTGTTGGAATGTCTGGTCAAGACGATGTCGATGTCGATGTCAAAAACCACAGCACTATAGCTGACGGTGTATATTCCGTTCCCGCGTCAAAGGGCGAAGCAGTCAAAGCTATTCTTTCAGAAGACGCACTTACAGAAGTCAACGAAGACAACGTAAGAAAGATTGTTGATGATGTCTATGTCGATATCGAAGATCTAAAACCAACGTCTAAGTCATCAGCAGAGCAGCCAACCGTAAATCAAGCACCGTCAGTGTCTACACGCTCTAAAGGTAATGATCTTATTGACATAACCGCCGACCCAGAGGAATATAGAAAAGTAATCGAAGAGAAAGTAAAAAATCTCTACGAAAAATATGTTCCAAAAGAAATGCGCGATGCGCCTATTGAGTCTGTAATTGACGCGATAGTGCAAGGCATGGGTGCTAAGCTCGATAAAGATATTAGTGATCTTCTTGCTGAAGGCGTACAACTGATGCAAAAATACGCCAAAGACAAATACGCCATAGGTGTTTCATTTGCACGACTTGAGCTCGAAGACAACAGTGGCAATCTTTCTGCTGATGCAAAAGCAAATGCCGAAAGATTAGTAGATGCGTTTGACAATTTTAGAGCAAAGTTAAAAACGCCTGAAGGCAAAAAAGAATTAGAACAAGACGTAGCTAATGGATTTTTAGAAATTTTAGCAGGAGCTGAAGATTTTTTAATGCAGAACCCGGAGTTCAGAGGCAAGCTTGAGCTAGGAATGTACAGAGCAGATGGAGTAGGCAACCTTTCTGACGCTACAGCATACGCTTCCGTACGACTCAAAGGTCAAACTCGCGCGTCTTTTAAAGCCGTGTTTTCCACAGTATTTTCACAGCACGCAATGTCAAGTATATTTTCACGTATTACTTCAAAGTCTGAAAAAGAAAATGGTCAGGTTTCTACGTGGACTGTGTCAGTAGAAGGTGCAGGAGTAAAGTCGGCCTTGACTGCAGTACATGAAACATCGCACAGTCTTTACTACGACACTGCAATTGGCAGACTAGGAGTGCGCACAGGCACCGACAGTGATTCTATAGCGGATCAGCTAGCTGCTTACGGGGAAATAGGCAATACAGTAGTAGGAGCGATGTTTGCCGCTAAGTATGGAATAGATCCATCTACTTCATTTGACGAGTTTAGTGATGAAGATAGAGCTCTACTTACTAGATACGTGATGTCTAAAGTATCGGCCACTGTACTTACAGCAGAAGACGCGCAAAAAGCGTCAGCACTTCTTCCAATTATTACAGATGAAACAGCAGAGCACCCCGAAAACACGATGAATATGCACTTACTAGTGAGCGCAGCTTTGGACAAAGATAACTTTGATGAAATCTTAGACGGCTATGAAGTTGACGAAAAAGTAAACACTTATGAAAAAGCTAAGAAATTTGTAGAAGATATTGTAGGAATGCCTATTGATCAACTTGTAACAGAGTTGGCTAATTCAATCTCAGAAGATCTTGGCGTCAATATAGCGTATCTTGGTACAAACGGAATCCCCGCAGACGAAGTGTTTGATGCGCTTGGAAGTGCGTCACAATACGCTAAGACAGATGTGTCTGAGGCTTATCCAGAAGCTCGGTCGCTGCTGTATCTTATTGACAATCTTAAAAGTGCCAATTTGCATGGTAACGAAGCTAAGATACAAAAAATGAGAGAGATCGTTGAGCAGATTACTGCGCAATCAACACCGAACAACTCTCGTTCGCCGAAACTGGCAAGCGATAAAACAAAGCAGTTATACAGTTTGTATAATAGAATATCAAGCGCAATGAACGATTTAGATTGGGAGTACCTATGAGTGAAATTGATGAAGTCCTGATTGAAAGGATAACAGCAGAAGAAGGTGCAATTAGAGTCTATAGCCCTTCCGGCGACTTATGGTACGTAGTTACTACGATAAACACAGTCAATAAAGACTTTTCATGGATGCTTAAGAATAAGCCAAAGACACTCCCATTCACAGTGACAGACAGCAACCTCAACAACTTCCGCGAACTAGCTACAAAGTAGCTCGCCAACCTTATTTAGTATTTTCAATTAAAAACGCATAGTAACCATCGCTCAAACGGTATAAGATACAATCTGAGCAGAAATACTGTCACGAAGAAAGTAAGCAACTACGCCGTGAAAAAGAAGAACTCCAGACAGCAGTTTACGCAAAAGCACACAAAAAACCTTCGTGCTGAACTCCTTGCCTTGCTTGACCGTTCCAATATGTACCTTCAGCCAGAACGTCGCGTACCCTTCGCGACCGCTGTCGAAGTTGCAAACCGCGACCTCCGTAAAACACGTAATAGCGACCCAGACGCTCGCGTATTCTCTGCCCTTCGCGCCGTCTCTTCTTTCATGTCTCTTTCCGCTAAAAACAAGGTAACAACATCTGCCTTGTCAAATGCCGACCTTCTGCCCGTCGGCCACCCAATGTCAAGAAAGCGCCATGCGATGACCGCCTCCGCGCTTCGTCATGCTCGTGCAAAGTGGATTGCCGCTGACGAGCTTGTTGATGATTCAGCCCGTGAGCTTGTGATTACTGCCCATGCGGCTGATCCTGGTTCGATTGAGCGTATTCATGCGTTTGCAC